GAAAAAGTTACACTAATGACAAGCGTTAATCGCAAACGATTGTTATCTGATGAAGCACTTAAGCAAGTGAATACTCCGCTAATTGGTCGTATGTTCATGTATTTTTATGATCCCAAACATAAGAAAACATTACCATTCTATGATAAATTTCCTCTTATTATTATGGTTGATAAAGCTCCAGGCGGATTCTATGGTATAAATCTGCACTACTTAGAACCAAGAGTGCGAGCAAAATTTTTCGATAAACTTTTAGAATATTCTAACAATAAAAAATACGATAAGACTACTCGTTTAAAATTGTCGTATGATCTTTTAAAGAACGCGGCAAAGTTATCAGCATTTAAACCATGCTATAAGAGATATCTTAATAAACATGTAAAATCACAAATATCAGAAGTAAATGCGAGTGAATGGGAAATCGCTTTATTTTTACCAACAGAACAATTCAAAAAGAGTGGTAAAGATAATATTTGGAAAAATTCAAGATCTAAAATCTAATAAAAAAAATGGACTCACAAAGTATAGACATATTAAAAGGTACAATAACAAAACGTAACGGATTTGCGCGTACTAATAGATTTAGAATATTCATAGCGCCTCCTGAAATTTTATTAGAAGGTAATAATGATAATTTAAGAGATATGAATATTCTTTGTGATCAGTGCAACTTTCCTGGAAGGCAGATGCAAACGTTCGAAGCGAACTATACACGGCAACAAATAAAAGTTGCACAGTCATTTATTAACGAAGATGTTTCATTTACATTTAATCTTACCAATGATTATTTTATAAAAAAAATATTTGATAATTGGACTAATTTAATCATCGATCGAGATACATTTAAAAAAAATTACGATAATGTATATAAAAGAGATATAGAAATATTTCAAATGGATAATATGGGTAATGATGTTTATGGTATAGTACTTAAAAATGCATTTCCAATATCAATACAATCAATTGAATTAAACAATAGCGAAGGTCAGATAACACAAGTAACAGTTGAAGTTACCTACGAAGACTTTCAAGAAAGACCAATCTCAGCAACTAGCAATGTTGGAGTAGATGATATTAGTTCTCAGCTACCTTTTGGCTTAGTATAAATAATATTTTAATTATAACTGAATGAATAACAACTAACAAAATTATGGCATTACCAAAACTAGAAATACCAACGTACCCTATCGAGGTACCGTCTCTTAATAAACAACTTGATTTCAGACCGTTCCTTGTAAAAGAAGAAAAGGTTCTTATGATCGCTCAAGAAACAGAAGATAACAGCAAACTTTTACCAGTAATTAAAAATATCGTAAAAACATGTTCGTTTGAAAAGCTTGATCCGAACGATTGTACTTCAACCGACCTTGAATATCTTTTCCTTCAACTTCGTGCTAAAAGCATAGGAGAAACTGTAGATGTACAAATTAAGTGTGAAGAGTGCGGAGAATATACTTCTATTAAAATAAACCTTGATGAAATCAAGGTATCTGAAATAGATAATATCAGTAACACTATTGAAATTAGTGATTCTGTTGGAATGGTACTGAAGCCTCTATCAGTAAAAGATGTAGAAAGAGTTGACGATAAAAATGCTGAAAGAGCATTTAATCAAACACTTATATATTCTATTGAATCTATTTATGATGCAGATAATGTACATCCTGCAAGCGAATCAACTGAAAAGGAACTTATTGAATTTATCGATTCATTATCGCACTCGCATCTCGAAAAAATGCAAGAGTATATTCAGAATGTACCTACAATACAATACATCAGCAAATTTAAATGTAAGGCGTGTGGTCATGAGAATGAAATTGTATTAGAGGGAATTGAATCTTTTTTCGTATAAGCCTTTCTCATGATTCTTTAGCGAATCACTATCAGACAAACTTTGTGATGATGCAACATCATCAATACAGTTTGACAGAACTCGAAGGTATGATCCCTTGGGAAAGGCAGATATACGTATCTCTTCTTCAGGAGCATATAAAGGAAGAAAATGAGAGAATAAAGCGACAAAATAAATAAATAGGGATATGGCGAATCCGAAAAAACTTAAAAGACCTACTGATCAAAATATCAAAGCTAATATAGATATATCTGAATTGTTGGGGAGCAACGAAGGTTTAGATAAAATTAATTATTTGTTGGCCTTTAAGTATCTTAAAATTAGGAAGAATATTCTTAATGCTGTCATTAAGAAGACTCAAGGTGGAAAATTAACAGGCCTTAAACTTGGTAAAGAGATAAAAATATCTGAGCTTCTCGGTGAACCGCCTAAAAGCGGCCTTCTTTTTGGTTTAAAATGGTTAAGAACTAAAAATATAATTCTTAAAAAGGTTGGCGCAGCTGCTAAGGATGCAAACTTTGAGTTTGGTAAAGAGATAGATATTAATGATATTCTTGGATCTGCACCTGAGCAAGATTTTATAACGAAGACACGATTCTTTTTACTTCGTCAAAAGTTATTATCAAAGATTTCTAAAGCAGTAAAAGACTTTGATGCCAAATCAATGCTTCCTGGAATTGCAGGAATAGAACCTACCGAGATTGATGGAATTGACACTGCTGATATATCCTCAGCCGAAGGTATATCCTCAGCCGAAGGTCTATCTACTGACGAATCATTGAATGAGCTAAGGGGAATTCATATCGGCATTAATAATATCTTTGACCATCTTTTAGATGACAAAAGCAGCAAATTAAAAGATAGAGAAGAAAAACGAGAACAGATCGCTCGCAACGAAAGGCGTCATAACGAAATGCTCGATGCTACCAAAAGTGGCGCTGGTGGATTTGGGAGTGGTGAAGGTTCTGGAGGCGGAGGATTTGAAATGCCATCCATTCTAGAGCTTGCAGGTCTGAAAGGATTTTTTGGAGGTAAGGGTAAAGGTAAAGGTAAAATTGGTCGGCTATTTGGTGGGTTATTGGGTGGTAAAGGTAAACTAATTGCAGGTGGTGCAGCAGCTTTGGCTGGTGGAGCTACTCTTACTAAAGCCGCAACTACTCTTAGCCCCAATGTAGCTGGAAAAACAATAGTTCAAGGTGTTGATAATGTAGCTAAAACAGTAACTAAAGAAAGTACTGGAAAGGTATTACAAAAAAGTTTGGGTAAGGGTGTTGGAAAGAGTTTAGTAAAGAAACTACCAGTAATTGGTTTAATTGCTGGCTTAGGATTTGGATTAAAGAGAGCTCTCGGCGGAGATTTTTCTGGAGCAGCAATGGAAGTTGCATCTGGAGCAGCTTCCTTGATACCAGGAGTAGGCACAGCCGCATCTGTTGCAATAGATGCTGCACTGATAGGTAAAGATGTAGTAGGTGCAAAAAAAGCGAATGCAAGTGATGAAGCTACAAAAATTTATAGCCAAATTGGCGAAACAAGTTCTAGTGCTTCAGCAAGTCTTGCAGCTGGAGAAGAAATCGATCCAAAGATTAAAACTGCAATTATACAAGGATTGGCAAAAAGTTCTACATCACTTGGAGCAAAAGGCGCAAGAAGTACTTTACAAGCTCAAATCGACTCTGTTAGAGCCGGCGTCGGGTCACAATCAGACCTTGACATGTTCATAAAACGAGCGTTAGTTAGCGCCACACGAAAATCCGGTAAAGTTTCTGAATCAGATTTAAAAGGTGTAGAGTCATTATTTGCAGAAGAAAGAATAGGCCAATTAAAAGCTGAAAGCTCTCCAACCGAAACTATTACTGGTAAGAAACCCGAGGCAGAGGCAAATTATAAAATGGCAATGGAGAATGCCATAAGCGCTAAAAAAGCTTTAGGTTCTTTTGAAGACGAGACGGTCGAAGGAAAAGATTACGAAATGATTGAACGACCACAAGGATACCGCGGTGTCTACATGGGGTTATCTACTGATGACGATGGTAATGTAGAGAAAGATCTTATACGAAAATATAAAGATGAAGATGTACAAAAGAAATTTATAGAATTAGAAGAAGCTGAAATTAGAGCAAGTAACAAAGTTAATACAAGCGAGATAGATATGCTATTAGAAGCTGGAGCGTTGAATAAAGCTTTTGCATTTGATAAAGAAGGAGAAAGAAAGCGGGTAAGTTCGAACGCTTTAAAGCTCGCACGAGCCCGTTATCGCAAAGCTAATAATATTGGTATGGGCGAAAAAGGAACGTATGCCGATAAAATGAGAGGCGGTAGAGATGCCATACGAAAAAACATATTAGGCGAAGACAATGCTATTAAGCCAACCGAGACTACAACCGGCGGGCAAAAGGCAGAGTCGGCATCAAACAGTTCTCCAACAGAAACTGCAACTGGTAAAAAGACCGAAATTAAATCTGGGTATGGTATGGTAAACGGCCAATTTACAGCAGTGATAGATGGAATGCCGTACCAATACGGAGAACAAATTGTTACGAAAACCCAAAATGGTAAAGTTGTACAAGATGCATTTTGTTATATTAAAAAGGGTGCTGGCAATCTTGACGACGACCCCGAAAATCATCGGGTTGATAAAGAATCATACACAAATTTTGTAGAAAAGATGAATTCTACAGATTGGTTATCGAGTCCAAAATTATCAGCAGAAGAAATTAGAAATATGAAGTCAGCACCTGCACCGAAACAAGCAGTGCCTAAAGAGTTGCCTGTATCAGTTCCTAATATTGGAATGTCAACAGTTGAAACTAAAAACCCAAATGTTGTTCCAACCGAGAAAATGACTGGTCAACTGCCAAAACGATACACTGCATATGATAAACGTACAGATGCAGCTAATAACGACTTGGCTCGCTTTGAGAAATATAATGACTCAGACTACACATTCTCTGAAGTTGATGGCATTGGATATCGTAGAAAATATAACGATGCCGAGAAACAAAAGGAGTATGAAGATTTACTAAAGTGGCAAAAACGCGTTACGCGGCGTAAAGATTATCAGCCTGTTGGAGGTGTCGATGAACGATCTGCTGAATATTATAAACAAAACTATCAACAAATGATTGATAGTGGTGTCGACCCTCGCGATCATGACGCTCAAGATTTGAAGTATCGATACTTAGAAAGTATGGGTTATGGCACTCGGGTAGATTATGATGACAGTCAAGTTGAACACGAAGATCTTTGGCAAAATATGTTTCTTCAAGAAAGCGAAAAGTTGCCTTCAGAAGGTTCATACACGACCGGAATGTCTGGAGACTATCAACCAGACGCAATGATGCACAATTTATTAATGAAGCGGGAGCCCTCAAAACTAAGCCTCGATTCTACGGCTCCGATATCTAGTACTGATGGAGCTCAGCTTACAATGGCTCAAAAGGAAAATGCTGAATTAAAAGGTGAAAATAATAATAATGGCTCTGCACCAATTATAGCGCCAAGTAATATTAATAATTCTCAGTCTTCAGTATCTAATGTAACAGTAGCAGCGCCGCCGCATATCGATAAAACACAATCAATGTTTGGTATAACTCAGCTATCATACTAAAAAAAGAGGGAAGCAGCAGCCGCCACTTCCCTCTACTTATTCTAGATCAGAGATGCTTAGCCTTGTGCGGCTAACTTGGCAAAATAGTCAAGTGTATCACCATCATCTTCTGTGTCTAGGCTAACGTCAGTATCTTCCTTTTGAGGAGCATCTGCAGCTGCAGCAGGTGCATCGACTTTCGGCGGAAGTGTCTCGTTAAGCTCGACTTGTGTATCGGTCGAAAGTGTATTAGCTAAGTTCTCTTCTCCAAGAACTTCATACAGCTTCTTCTTTAGATCAGCATAAGACTTATAGTTGCCTTCGCTAACGAACTCCTGCAGTCCATGGATAGTACCATACACTGCCTCAAGCTTGCTTTCGTCACCACCAAATAACTCTGTTGGTGCTTCGAACTCTGACTTATCATAATTACGATAGCCTTCGAAGTTGCGAATTTTAAGCTTAAAATTAGCTCCACCCCAGAAATCAAATGGATTAACTGGCTTTTCATCTTGGAACTGTGGCTGCATAACATCCATTACCTTATCCATGATCTTCTTACCATACTTATAAAGGAATACCTTACCTTCATTTTCAGGATTAGCAGAATCAGAGACAACAAGAATGTTAGAGACGTGGTGTAGACGACGCTTACGCATACGTGCAAGGTCCTTATCTTCTTCACGACCAGTATTCCATAGCTGTGAATTCATCTCACTTACTGGGTCATTTTGACCAATAGAAGTGAGAGAGTTTTCGATATACCAACGACCAGTTGGACCTTTAAATCCATGATCCCAATATTTGATCCACGGAAGATCTTCACCTTCAGCCGCGGGTAAGAAGCGAATAACGGCATAACCATTACCTGCTTTGTCTACTGTTGGTGCCCAGAATCGATCATCTCCATAAGACTTCTTTTCAGAGTCTTTAGAAGCTGCGTTAATTAGCTTATCGATTGCTGCTGCACGATTTTGTTTTAGGTTTGCGAATGACATATTATTTTTTTGTATTTTAGTTATATATTATTGTATTGCGATGTATTATTAATACCAACAAACTCTATATTATACTGATTATGCTCTGATGTAAACAATAGAATGATTCTTTCACGATATTTATTTTCACTTTCGCTAATCAATGGAATAAGGAATGGTTGGTATTTTTCTAGTATAAGAAGGGTAGATTTTGTGATACCTAATGGATCATTCAATTTACTCTTCAGGCTTTTGATAAAACCTACAAAATGATCTATAATTGCGAGAGTATCGGGTGATACTCGTTGACTCATATAAAGATTAAGTAGGAGATTATCAGATTTGTTAGAGTTTGGTTTACATACTCCATCAAAGTCGAGGTTATATTTATAAGCTTGCTCGCGTATAAATTTTATTTCATTTTGAAAATTATAATAAAGAGCTTGTCGGTATGAATCACGTTTCTCATGAATATCATCTGTCATATCTCCGATCCACATTTTCTCTGCCATTATATTGTCAACAAAGAATAACTTCAAGTCATCTGCATTCGAATATCGACGAGCGATTTTATCAAAAAAATACCGATCTCTCCTTTTTTCAAATGAGGATTGCTTTAAGTTTGCTCTAAAGTTATATTTAAATGCATCATATTTCTCTTGAGAAAAGTGCAATTTAACAGAACTGTAAATGCAATATGCTTGATATCCATTCATGCGTTAAAAAGAGAGGCAGTAGTTCTCTTAATAATATTACGGTTCATAGCTTCTGCTTCAAGCTTAACCTTGAGTGGACCTTTAACGAGCTTTGCCATATCTTCAGGATCGATCATTCTTTGTTCGCACAAATGACAGATAGCTTCTGCATATGACATATTATCTTTATGAACTAACATTTCGGTTTGGAATGTTAACTCTTCGCGTGTCATCGAGATTTTGATTTGTATTTTTTTAGCCATTATATTGTTTTGAGAATGAGCGTCTGATCGTTTACACGTCCATTAGCAGGTTTGCGCTTAGTCTTTAGTTCATCAATGATCTTATGGCTTCGCTTTTCGGTTTGTGTTACAATTGCGTTGAGTATATCATTTGGTTTCCTGAGCGTCATACTATAACTTCGTGATTCATCGAAGTTCTTTAACGTGGAACCTTTCACAAATATACCATCTGTAGAATTACACTCATACACTGTTAGCTTACGATATTTGATATTAAAGGTATAGACCTTCTTCGACCCAGGGATTTGTACTGGAGATACAGATGTGATAGCATACTCGTCAGATTCGCTTAGGTAATTCAATGATTTTACTTGCTTATCAGCAGTCTGAACCTTTTTCTTACGTGGCTTACGAGCATTTGTATGTGTAGCTTTGTACTTCTGCATCTGAGAGATCATCTTATCAAGCTCTTTGATTCGATTACGAATACCTGCTTTGGTCAGATGTGAATAGCCTTCGACACAGTCAGTATCACCGTCAACTGCTCCAGAAAGCTCTGATTTTTGGAACTCAAGCCATTCATCAACGTATTTAAGACCTGCAGCTGGAATGGAGTTTTGTTTAAGAGATGTATGGAGATTAATGCCAGTCACCTTTACTTTGTCATTGATCCAATCATCAAGCATCCAATCAAGATCACGGTTCACAGTTGTCTGTACCTTATTACGTAGTCTATCGATAGGACTTATATTAGGTCCTTTAACAGTTGGCTTATCATCAGTGTCTTCATCGTCTACGACTTTGAATCCAGCGAGCAATCCATCGATCTCTTTCTTAACAAAGTCAAAGTCATTATGAAGCTCAGGGTTTGAATACCCTGGGTTTTCTTTATAATATTCCATGGCTCCATCACAAGTAGGTAACATACCATTGTTCATGGCTCTACAGAGTTTGGATGTCGTTACTGAGGGAAGTGTATCTCGCAAGCTTTTTATATACTTAATCTCTTCCTTCGTATATTTGTTATTCTTCATCCACTCAAGAGCAAATGCCTTTAGATCTTTGGCACTTAAGTAGTAATTATAGAAACCAAACATACGATTTCGATTTGTCATAAACTTAATAGGGTCCCAGTTTTCACATCCGTCCCATTGAGGTTCTTCGCCAGTATATTTTGAATCGTTTGCGATAACGCGATTATATTTATCAAGTACTTTAGCCATAATTTTATTCGCTTAGATCTACAAGTGAGTCAGCAGTGTATTTTGTCATGAATTCGAATTCTTCTTGAATATCGTCAAGAGATGCTTCTTTAGGTGCAAAATCCACGTAATCTTCTATAACCTTAGGTTTTGCCTTAGCAAGGCGTCCTCGAGCGGGCAAACCCTTTCGTTGCCGATCAAGGCGCTTAACTGTCTTTTTAATAAATGCGAGTCGCTGTTTTTCTGTCATAATGTAATACTATATCAATTTGAGTGGTTTGTAAATAAAATAATTAACGGCATCGGTTACATCCACCGCATGGTTCTGTGCGATGATGGCTAACTTTCCTCCAATATCCTTCACGTACGACAAAAGGATTTCCGTATACATCATAATTATATACTGGTTTTACCCACCTGTCTTCATAATACGTATAAGAACGAGTACAGTTCACAACTCTTGGAGTAAGAACACGCGGGGGTGGGGCATATCCTCTATTAGGTAATGTGACTGTTTTTTGACGATTAAGAATTCCACCAGTAACTCCTGATACAACGCCAATCAGCGCTCCAGTTTCTCCGTCGTTTTCTCCTGTATTATTGCCAATGACTCCACCAATGACACCTCCCACAACTCCATCTCGAATAACTTCATTGAGTTGGTATTGTGCGTGAGCTGTAGATGCAATTGTGATTGCTCCGATTAATGCTGCTGTTATTTTTGTTTTTTTCATATTGTTTAATTTGATTATGTATATATTATACCATATATACGATATTATGTACATATGTTTATTCTGATGTAGGTCAACACTTTGTGTAACTTAATATAAAAACTTTAGAAAAGTGCGAAATTATTTAAAAGTTGTTTATGATAAATTTATATGTACGCTGATTACGATCTTTAA